TCCGTCGTGGGCGATGTCTCAGTGACTTGTTGGAGTGTTTGAAGTTTCGTGAGTAGTTTCGATGGTTCAATCTTGAGCATGTCATTGTTAAATTTGTTCACGTACACGTAGTTCAACTGTGTGTTTTGTGTCACGATGTTTGCATTTGGAATGTCGTTCGAACGACCGATACCGGTCACAAAGATTATACCTTTCGTTGAATTCGCCTTGACACAGATGCCCAAGTTTTGAATTTGGTCCACTGAATTTATAGTGTCAAATGGTTTCGTGGCCATGATGCCCCCAGCCACGGTGTTCGACACATACAGTGTCTGACCTTCGACGAATCCCGACGTGTTGACGTTTTGAACTTTACCGTACGTCGTCGCCAAACCTTCCTGACCATTCGGAATGATTTCCGTGGATATTCCGATGCATGGCATCGTCGATGGGTCATCAGATTTTGCCAAGGCGACGTTTGCGACATTGTTATTGAACGAGTTGAACACATACAAGGTTTTACCTTTAGGAATGTCCGCACCGGTGTTGTTGTGTACTCGAATGAAACTGTTATCGTTGTAATCATTTATCCAGTTCGACCCATCATAAATGAGACGTTGTTCGGCGAAAAGCTCGTTCGTGATGATGTTCACATTTGCCAATTGGTTCAACTTGATGCCAACATTGGACGTGAGGTCTGTTGTGAGCGCAGTATGCGAGTTTAACAGAGACACTATTTGTGTCGTTGTGTTTGAATTCACACACACTTCGTCTAACGTCGCGGCGATGTTTGACAATAACCCACCATCACCCCAATACGCGACGGCATTGGCGGTGCCATCAATTTCAAGCACATTGGACCCGGTGAATACGTTCGTGCCGACACCGAGTTTCTGTTCTATGGATACATACCCAGTCGCGGCGTTGGCCACCAATGTCTGGTCTCGCCACGATGCACCGTCGTGCACGGTGATGTAAAAATTATTCGAAACGTCTCGACCGACACCCACGCGTGCGGTCCCATCGTAGGCGAATTGAATGGTTGACGCATTTCCACTCGTGTCATTAATAGCTATGACGCCCACATCTTGTTGTAAACGACTTGTGTTGATACGTACCGGGGAACTGTCCGTGTTTTCCGAATCCACAATCAGGGTCTGCACACCCTGAATGGTGTATGCATTGATGGTGGCCACGTTCGCATCGCCACCGACGTCAAGTGTGAACTGCGGCGTGTCGATACCGAGTCCCAACTTCCCGCCAGAGAGTTTCATTTTCGTGGCACCTGCTTCGCTGAAGTGAATGTTCGTCCCGGTGGGTGCGTTTATGTAGGTGTGTCCCGAAGAGTCTTGGAGTAAAGCGTAGTTCGTCGCCGTCGCGTGGTCGACGTGGGAGACACCGAACACATCAGCGATACCCATGTATCCAATTTTTGCTCGACCCACGATACCAGTGATATCCGTGTCCGGAGCCACACTGAGTCCCGTGGCGTTGAGCACATCTACTTTCGCATCGCCGGCGACGTGTAGTGGAAAGGTGGGAATATTCGTGCGTACGCCGACCATTCCGGTGGATGATTTCACGAACAGGTTGGATGTGCCCACCTCGAAGGACCCGTAGACGTGCACGGCGAGCGCGTTTCCAGTGTCCGGGACTAGGTCCGACGCCGAGGCTGAGCTCAGTGTGTGTCCAATCATGAATTCTTGTTCATCTCCACGGAACCCCAGAGCGACGTTCGCGGACGGTCGTTGCATGATGAGACCCATGTCCAAAGTGTCACTGGTGTTTTCTTTCCCGAGTTCAACGATGGCATCTTTGATGGCGGTGTTTTCAGTCGTCAACAGGGTCGTTGTGCCCTGCACAGTGAGATTTCCCGAGACGTTCACATCCCCAGCGACACTGAGCAAGCTCGGTGCACCTTGGGTGAACGTGAGGTCTCCGTGGTCCGTGAGGAAACTATTTGTACCCACGTAAGGGACGCGTCCCTCGGTGAGCGTAGACACGGCGAGCGTGCTCGTGGTCACGTTTGACCCAACCGTGATGTTTGATGTGAAGTGGGGGTCCAGGATGTCTGCTTTCAAGTCGATGGCATCATTCAGTGTGTTCACATTCGTGGTGATATCCGTGTACAAGGTGGCCACGTTTGCGTAGATACTGTCATTGATGGTGCTCACGTTTGCGTAGATACTGTTGTTGATGGTGCTCACGTTTGCATTGATACTGTTGTTGATGGTGCTCACGTTTGCGTAGATGCTGTTGTTGATGGTGCTCACGTTTGCATTGATACTGTCGTTGATGGTGCTGACGTTCGAGGCGATGTTGAGATTTAAAGTGGTTGCGTTTGCATAGATACTGTCGTTGATGGTGCTCACATTCGAGGCGATATTGAGATTCAAAGTGGCCGCGTTTGCATAGATACTGTCATTGATGGTGCTGACGTTCGAGGCGATATTGAGATTCAAAGTGGTTGCGTTTGCATAGATGCTGTCATTGATGGTGTTCACGTTCGAGGCGATGTTGAGATTCAACGTGGTCGCGTTTGCATCGATGCTTTGGTTAACGGTGTTCACATTTGATGCAATATTGAGATTCAACGTGGTCGCGTTTGCATAGATACTGTCATTGATGGTGTTCACATTTGATGCGATGTTGAGATTCAAAGTGGTCGCGTTTGCATAGATACTGTCATTGATGGTGTTGACGTTCGAGGCGATATTGAGATTTAAAGTGGTTGCGTTTGCATAGATACTGTCGTTGATGGTGCTCACATTCGAGGCGATGTTGAGATTCAAAGTGGTTGCGTTTGCATAGATGCTGTCATTGATGGTGCTGACGTTTGCATGGATACTACTGTTGATGGTGCTCACGTTCGAGGCGATGTTAAGATTCAACGTGGTTGTGTTGGCGTAGATACTGTCGTTAATGGTGCTGACGTTTGCATGGATACTACCGTTGATGGTGCTCACGTTCGATGCAATGTTGAGATTCAAAGTGTTTGTGTTGGCATAGATACTGTCGTTAATGGTACTGACGTTTGCATGGATACTACCGTTGATGGTGTTCACATTCGAGGCAATGTTAAGATTCAAAGTGTTTGTGTTGGCGTAGATACTGTCGTTAATGGTGCTCACGTTTGCATGGATGCTACCGTTGATGGTGTTCACATTCGAGGCGATGTTTAGGTTCAAGGTGGTCGTATTACTCGTGATGAGTGCGTTCGTGACGAGAGCGTTCGAAACACCTGTGAGAAACTCCCCATTTCCAAAGTAGTACCCTCTCGAGACGATGTTCGAGTCTGCATTGATACCTTCCGTGGCATTCGTGAGTACGATGGTCTTGTCCGAGTCTGCGCCATTTTCAGTGACACTTTGTAAATCCGTGACTAAATTTGACAAGAGTCCACCATCACCGATGAAGGTGTTTGCAGTGATGCTCGTCGTGTAGGCGTTGATGCCAGCGTCAACGAACAGTTCACCGTACACGTGTACGTTGATACTTTTCCCAGTGGCTGGGGTGATGTTCACCCCCGAGGGATCATCGGTGGTGTACGCCAACATGAGTTCTCTTTCATCCCCGCGGTACACGACGGCCACGTTGGCTTCGGGACGTTCCATGACCACACCCATGTCGAGGGTATTGACCTGATTGTTCGCCGCCACCTTGATGACGGCGTCTTCCACGGCCAAGTTGTCCACATTCAAAAAAGTCGTGTTCCCACGAACTTCGAGGTTCCCACCGACGATGACGTCGCCTACGGTCGTCAAAGTATTCGAGTGTATGTCCCCGTACACTCTGAAATCAAGCATCTGGCTCGCATCTGGGGTGAGTGTGGTGCCTTCGATGCTATCGGTGCTATATGCCACGACGAATTCACTCTCACTGCCATCGTAGCCAAAGATGACGTTGGATGGGTTTTGGCACGAAATGATAATGCCTGAATCCGCGACGCCCTTGTTGCCCACTCCGAGAATGGGGTCATCGATGAAGACGTTATCGGAGTAGAGGTGAGTGGTCACCCCCTGCACGTAGAGATTCCCTTGAATGGTGGTGTTTCCTCGGATTTCGTTATTCAACCCATTGAGTGTGAGATGTTGTGAAATAATATTTCCAGTGGCTTTGAAATCACCACCGACGTGGAGTTCGTACTGGGGTTCGATGTTGATACCCACGAACCCGTCCGTCTTCAGTGAGACCCCGGTGTTTGTGAGGTGCACCGTGTTCGATGTTGTGTTCCCGAGGTCGGTGATGTATTGAAGGGTGATGTTGGAAATGTTCCCCCCATCCCCTGTGATGACCCCTTCGAACACCGGGTTCACTTCGAGTGCACTGATGCGCGCACTGTTGTCGATGAGTGCCGCGGCGTTGCTCGCGAGCGATGTTTCCAGGGTCGACACACGAATGCCATTGGAGAGTGCATACGCCTGAAGTGTGGCGATGTTTGAAAAATTATTCGAGGAGGTCACGTGCAGCTCGGCAATGTTCGATGCATTGAGGGAAATTCTAAAACTATTATCTGCCAATCGTGTACTCAACGTGGAGATGCGCACCGAATTGTCTGCGAGCTCTGATTCTAAATCACTAATGCGCACGTACACGTTGTCGGTGAGATTACTTTCCAAGTTGGCGATTCGAATAACATTCGATGCGTGGTAGGCGTACAAGGTGGAAATTCTTTGTGAATTATCCAATATGTCTAACGTGTTTACGCCGATGCGAACGCTGTTCGCGGCTAAATTTGATTCTAAGTTCCCAACTCTAATACCGTTGGAGGACATTTGGGTTTCCAAGTTCGACACACGGAGGACGTTTGACGCGGTGTCAGTCTCCAAGACTTCGATGCGCGCCACGTTGTCTTCAAGGTCCACGGTGTAGGCCAATCCCGTGAGTGTCCGACCATCCCCGTAGTACGTGTTTGCGTAGAGGTCGCCGGCCACGTTCATCGTCAAGAGATTGGCCGTGGTAGACACGTACCGGTCGCTGGCCGTGTTGGCGGTGTACCCGACGAGGACTTCATCTCGGCCCTCCACGTACACGATGCCCACGTTATCACCGGGTCTCTTCATCAACACCCCGAGGTCGTACACCAAGTTTTCGTTCACATTGTTTTGACCCAACTCTATGATGGGGTCCGTGATGGAAATGTTTTTCGAAGAGATGAATGTCGTCTCGCCGACCGCTGTGAGATTCCCTTCGATGTACACGTTACCTCTGGCGTAAAAGACATTACCCGACGACCCGGTGTCATCGAGGTAAATGTTTGAGCCAATGTCGAGTGAATGTTCGGGTGTCGTATTTCCTCCTAATCGTACGAGACCGGATGCCACGAAGCCGTTTGTGAACTGGACGACCTGTGTGGTTATGTTTCCCGTATCGGTGACATGCTGAAGGTTTTTATCCGATGCGATGACTGATGTCTGAACGATTTCCTTCGTCGTGGAGTTGTACGCCAACACGTTGGTGGTGGCCACGACATCTTCTCGCACGGGTGCGACGAAGAAACCGCTGTTTGGCGCCTGGAGTATGGTGTCGGAGGCATTCACCACGATGCTGTTGTCAGCCTGTGTGTGAGCCTGGAGCTTACCAATGCGAACTTTCTCCCCGCGTTCCACGGTATTAAGGTTCTTCACCATTTATATAAATGAGTATTTTAATTTGCGAATCGAAGAGCACCTATACCGTTCTTTATGGTAAAGATGTTATAGGAACATGCATAAATTTTATCAATGAGATTTTTTGATTCACTGTGAATTTTAAAGGTGGACACTCTCGAAAAGTTTAACGTCCCCGTGGGTTGCAATTTGGTGGTGTCGTTCCCGAAGCTGTACATGAACACATCCGGGGAGGTCACCGCTTTGGTGTGATAATACGCACTGACATCTAAAAAGTTTGGACGCGCCCACTTATAGGAGGACATCTCCGTGCCGTTGATGGATAATTTGATGCGATTATCCGGTGCCGTGAGGGTACTTCCCGTGAATGTGTTTGCGGACGCGATGAATTTCACGGGGTGATTGAACGTGAGCTCTTGCGTGAGTTCCCCCGAACCCGGACAGGATTGAATCTGGTAGATGAGCATGTTCAACGTTTGAGACATCATTTGTCGACGTTCCTCGGTGTCTAGGAAATAATAATTGGAATGGCACTCCCAGGTGTAATTACCCGCGTTCGGACCCCATCGAATGCGAAGTTCCACCTCCTGGTAGCCGAGGGCACACATCGGGAGGGCGCTCTGCATGTTTTCACAAAAGAAGAATCGAAGCGGGTAAAACCAAGATTCACGACCACCTGGACCGAGGGACCCTTTGGACATGTTCTTGGCGAACATATCGAGCGCTACGTTTTGAGAAAATTCAGACGTCTGTTCGTCGATGACTTGCCCGCCGACGACGAGCTGAACACTCTCGATGAGGTCTCTCCAGATTGAAATTTCCACAGCGGACGTGCCGTCGTCCACGGTGAAGTAGGTGTAGCCCAGAAGGTCGCCATTTTTGGCGAGCGTGATGGACGAGTACGAGTTTGAACGAATGGCCCCCTGAATTTGTTGTTTTTCCACACATTGGGAGAACGGGGTGTGTCGTTTGTAAGTTGCTGAAAAATGACTCATTTCTGGTTCGCTCGAGATCCATTCATCTTGAGCGCCCAGGCACACGAGTTGGGCGACGCCTGTGGACATCTTTACTAAGTGGTGAGAAAAATTAAAGGTTTGGTTTTCTACAGATGAATCGGAGCACCAAAAAGTTCGCACCGGCATCGGTGGAATTCTTAATGGTGGCACCGTTCTGGTCCAACAAAGACACCGTCAACTTGTCGATGCGTCGGATGGGGTCGATGTACTGCGCCACCACTGGATACTCATCCTTGAACGTAATCAAGGCGTTTCCATCCGATGCCCCGTGGGTCGTCGCATCGGTGATGACGCTTCCAAAGGCACTGCGGACGATGGACAGGTTCCCCTGACCCGCGTGTGCGTTACTGCCCGCGCCTGAAATGGCGGCGCGGTCGTTGAAGTGCGTGTCGAGTTCGTCGATGGATACGTAGAGGTGTTCCGTCTGAACGTTGGAGTGCACGTGGCAGGCCAAGAGTCTGGCTTGGACCACGTTGCGAATTGGATTTTGAAGGTATGCCACAAAGGCGTTGGCACTACTCTGACCAATGCTGTCCACAGTGACTGTGTGATATTCATAGGCGAGGTCGGGAATCGACGCATTCGAAGTCACCAATGCCATTTTATACTTATTGCTTAGATAATTTCGTAGTCAGCTTGGTCGCGGATCAACTTTTCAGCACCACAGATGCCACCCGATCGGAACGTGGAGTAGGTGCTCGCGTCCGGGTCGTCGCTGCCGGCGACGCACTTCGTGTCGTACGGAAGATCGAAGATAGAACCTTCGTTTCTGGTCTTGATGACTAACGGCATCGGTTCGTAGTAGCTCCTCGTGGCCATGACGACGAAGATCAGAACCAGGACGACCGCGATGGTCGTGAGGGCGTTGCGGTTCGTTCGGTTGAGGTTAAACATTATACTGTACCTTGAGAAAATAAAGTGCGTTAAAGAATCTGATTACTTTTAAAGGTAGTACATTAGGATGGACGGAGAAATCGTGCTCGACAGAGGTCAAACCAATGTCATGAAGCTCGACGACACTGAACAACGACTCATGGATGAAATTCAAATTTCAACGCCTAAACCGAAACGGGTCCCGAGGCCGTCCGCGCCTGGAGGTCGACCCCCGAGACCATCGGTGGAACGTCAGGAGGAAATTGATGCATTCGTGAATCCTTATAAACAAACGGAACCCGCGTACCCGCAACACGACGAAGATGACGTCGACGCGGATGTGGACTTTAACGACGACGACGACGGCGCCTACGGTGGCGGCTACGACGCGCAACAGGAGGAACCGTCCGCGGGCTACTCCTCCATCGATGCTGAAAAGATGGACATTTTGAACAAGTTGGCGCGTCTCGAACGGAAGGGGTTCAACGTGAACAAGCGTCTCAACGCATACAGTCCGGTGGAGGATTTGCGCAACGAGTACAAGAGAATCACGTACACCATCGACGTCGACCAGAGCATTAAGTTTTCCAGACGGGCGTTGGTGGCCACGGCCACGGGATTGGAGTTTCTCAATAAGCGATACAACCCGTTCGAGCTTCAACTCGAGGGCTGGTCTGAATCCATTATGGAAAACCTCGACGATTACGATGGCGTGTTCGAGGAACTTCACGTGAAGTACGGACAGAAGATGCAGGTTGCCCCCGAAGTGAAGCTCTTGATGATGGTCGGTGGCTCTGCGATGATGTTCCACTTGACCAACTCCATGTTCAAGGCGGCTGTACCCAATCTTCAAGATGTTTTGAAACAAAACCCCGGTCTGCAACAGAGCATGGTGGCCGCCGTACAGAACGCCGTGCCGCGCGCGCGAGCCCCGTCAGCGGCGCAGGGATCTGCGGGCGATGGCAGCTACGAGATGCGAGGTCCGGGTATCGACATCTCCAGCTTGATGGGGAACATCATGATGCCCCCGCCACCACCGATGAACAGCACGCAGGTACCAGTGCGCGAGCCGACGCCGGACATCGAAGATGACATCTCGGACATCGTGACGGAAGAGTTTGCGGCGGACATGGAGGACGTCTCGGAGGACAGCGACGTCAAGGAGGTGAACGTTCAGGAAAAGGATAAACCGAAGAAGAGGGGTCGGAAGAAGAAGACAGAAATAAATCTTTAGATAATATAACACAGGATGATGGCATTGTGTATGTGCCCCCTGGACGAGGAACCCGCTCGTCCAAAGCAAGTCGCAGAGGCCACCGGGCCCAAGCCCAGTCCAGAACGTGTTCCCACCATGATGGAAGGTGAGACGGAGTGCAACTACGTCATCCTTTTCTTCATCGTCGGAGTGATTGTTTTGGCGCTGATGGACAGTATGTAAAAAAAATTCTCTCCCATGGGGTTTTCCCCCATGGCAAAGAACTAGTATGTGAATTCAGCTTTAGTTTCGGTGTCCCGTTTAATGTTCACCAATTTCCCACCACAGGACGTGGTGAGTTCCACGAAAATGTCATAGTAGTAGGCATCGGCATCTGCCCCGGAGAGTGGTCGAGATACCGCGGGTTGCAAACCAACAGTGGTCGCCGTCATGTCTCGTAAGACGCGGTTCCACGGGTAAGGGTTGGAGCCACCAAAAATATTTTTAGTACCCACTGCAATCGGAATAGTAGACGTTTGTGTGTTATTGGAGTGCCCACCTTGTACCTCGAGAATCATCGTGTTGATGTACTTTCCATCGGGCACGTAGCGCAGCATGGCTGTAATTTTTGCATAGAATGCTCCGTTTCCAAAGGTGAGTTTAATGTTTTTATCCACCGTGTCCCTCGCCGTGAACGTCGCACTGTACGTCTTTTTCGCCACCTGGTCCGAGTTCGTGATGGTTCCACCGTTCACGTGGAGCGGTGCCTGTGGTTGGGCGATTTGAATACCGACGGCGTCACCAAACTCGATGCGTCCCCCGAAATCAATATCCTGTTGCACGGTGAGCGACCCCTGTATGACGACGTTGCCACCCGCGGGGTGGATGTACATGTCATCGTTCAGGGCGTTCATGTAAATGTTCGACGTGGCTCCGTTGGTTTTGAATTCCACCATGGCGTTGCTCGTCGTGTGTTCCACTAAAATGTTGCTATCGTACACGTGAATGTTCGCACGCGGGGCAGATGTACCCACACCCACGTGGCCGTCCTCACCTACATAGATACCGGGCACGTGCACGTCGTTATCGACGTACCCGAGGACGACGCTGTTGCTCGTGGCCCCCTTTTGAGCCTTCAGGAAAGCCCCATACCCACGGTCCGTCGTGAGTTGGAGTCCCGTGTATTTCGATGCACTCGCACCCGCGGGGGATTCCAAGTTGAGAAGGGTGATGTCACTCACTGTGTCATCGTAGAGATGCAAAAGTTTATTTGGGGCATTCGTACCGATGCCCACGCCTCCTGCACTCGTGAAACGCACGCGTTCAAAGCTGGCAATCTCACCGAACCTGAACGCGAGATCACTCTGTTCACGGGCGCGAATGACATTGAGTCCCGTATTTTCAGTGAGAATTTGTAAATTTTCAGTGTCGAAATAACTCCCTTGTTTCAACTGGACATTACCATCCACGTACAGACGCGTGTTTGTCCCGATGTTCTCCTCCACGGAATTGATGAGCACGCGACGTTCTTTTTCAATGCTCAACACCGGGGTGGCGTCGTACACACCCGCGATATCGGTACCATCATTCGTCACGATTTGATTGATTTGGTCGGTGGTGAGACCGACGGTTTCATCCAGGTCCACGGGTTTGTTGTACACTTTGAATACGTGTCTGGCAGCCACGTGTCGAATCTGGTCAGCACCAGCCGCGGAGTCGTTCGTCTTGAACAAAAGAAGTTCAGTGACCTCGTCATTCAACGCACGCTCTTCGAGGAACGACGTGTCGCTCGTGTCCGCGGCGACACCACGGAAGAGGAGTTTATTACCGATGCGCACCTGTCCGTCGACATCGAGTTTATATTGTGGTTCGTTCACGTTGATGCCGACGTCGCCGTTATTGTCGATGACGAGGCGTGTGTTCGTGTTCAGGTCTCCCGCATGGTTTGCAATTTTATATTTAGAATTATCACTAAAAGATCCCCCCGATGACCAACCGACGGTGTCCCCGGATGTTATTTTATAACTCGTCAACGCATCACCCCCCTGGTCATTCACTTCCATGCACACCACCGCGTCTTCGTTGTCCGCGTCATTGGCGTTGTAGACCAGGATACCGTTCGTTCGAGGCGAGGCAAAGGCCGACCCCGTGGCGCGCACTTCCAACTTACTCTCCGGTGTGTGCGTGCCGATACCGACGAGACCTGTGGACAGGAGGGTCATGACGACGTTCGCCGTGTTGTACTCGGTGTGCGCCAGTCCAAAGTCCAGACGGGTGTTCGACTTTCCAGCTTCAATTTGGTCGTGCTTCCCCAAAGCCAACACCGCGCGCGCGCCGAAGGTTGCGATGCTGTTTGTCGTGGCATCTCGACACAGTTGGATGACCGGTTGCATCGAGTCTGGGTTATCCGCAAACGACGGGTGGGTCACCGTCATGGGTGCCGTCTCGTGCACGTACCCATTTCGAGCTTCGACCTGGTCGTGCACGAACACGTTGCCCGTCACTTGAAGGCCTACCGTTTGTGGTTCCGTCGTGCCTATGCCCACCTTTCCAGATTCTAAGATGGTCATCTTTGGCGTCCCTTGCGTGGGCCCAGAAGAGACGGTCACGTTAAAACCTTTCCCCGACGGAACTCGACTCTGCAGGTAGGTCTGTCCCAACGCCGGGCTCACCACGGAACGCAGGGTGGTTTTGTTCGAACCCCACACCTCACCGACGTCGAACGTGTTGCTGCCGACGATTTGTGCTGCACCCCCCACGGTGAGTGTGGCCGAGGGTGAGACGTTGGCGATGCCCACGAACCCATCGGCGTTCACGACCACGCGTTCGGTGTTTCTAGTTTTCAATTTAATGTGTTGCGTCGCCGCATCGGTGGCACCCGACGTGAGGTCGATGGCACTGACGTTTGCAGCGATGGCGCCAGCTTTCAATGCGAGACGGTTGTTGCTGTTATCCGTGCCAAAGTCATCGGCGTGCACCACGATGCTTCCCGTAGATTTAATGTACCTCTCCGCGTTGAGGTCCACGGTGCTTCTCGAACCCATGCGCACGTTGCCATTGATGTGCAACGCCTCCTCTGGGTCGTACTCTAAGATCCCCACCCGTTGCTCTGCAAAGAACCGTTCGCTCACCACGTTGCCATGGAACATGGCCAGGTTCGCCCCTGTTTCGTGCATGTGAATGTTCGCACCGATGCAGAGTGTGTGCACTGGGTTCGTGTTGGCGATGCCCACGCGCTCCGTGGCGAACAGAGTCGTGAACGCCGCCCGTCCGTCCACCTGGAACACATTCGCCGCGGTGTCGTCGACGACCACGTTTGAACCTAAATTAAATCCATGACCAAACGTCGCCCTCTCGAAGTACGCATTTCCACTCACGAATAACACATTAGATGCCGTGTCGTGTACCCACAGGTTGGCGCCGACATCGAGATGGTGCACTGGATTGAGATTCGCCGCACCAATGTTCTCTGACGTCACCACGTTCCCGTAGACGTGCAAGTCCACCTTTGAATTTTCGAGAATGTTGACGTTATCGGCGCCGGGTCCAGTGTCCGTGCGACCGATGCGCACTTCATCCGCGGATGGAAAGTAGCCGACAAATATGTTTGAAGGTTGTTGATGAAACACGATGGACGTGTCGTAATCCCCATCGTCGTTGCCACTGCCAACCAAAAGAATGGCGTTGGACAATTCAAGATTCACCTGTTGTTTGTACGTGGAGTAATCTCTGATGTACACGTTGCCGTTCACTCGCACGTCTCCGTTCACCTCGAGGTCGCCGTTGTTCACGTCAACGTTGCCCGTGACGGCGAACACTGGGTCGCCGACGTCATTGAATGAAATGTTAGCCCCGAAATCAAAAGCTTCTTCGACGATAATCTTCGTGGCGGTGACGTTCCCCGTCATCACGAGGTCCCCCGTGATGTCGACGCCCTGAGTCACTCTGATGTTCTGACACGCCACGTTGCCTTCGACGTTGAAGAGGTCGCTACCAAAGTTATCTACGAACACCCGGTTCGTGTCGTTCACCTGAAAGGGGAAAGAGGGTGTGTCCGCATTCACCGCGAACTGGGTGGACACCCGCGCCTGTTCGAAGAGCGCTCGCTTTTTCACACTCAAGGTCACGAGGCCTTGATCGTTCATCCACAAGTTTGAACCGAGGTCAAAGTTGTGCGTTGGGTACAGGTTGCTGATACCCACATTACTGGTGAATACGTTCGACGCTTCCAAATCACCCGTGAAGATGTTCTGTTCGACTTGACCCGTGCTATCCTCTGTGGGTGCCTGTGGGTCAAGTCGAACTAGGGTGATTTGGTCAAATTTACCTCGACTCCCTAAGAAGACCATATTCTACTTTAACTTCCGAATAAAATTCCACCCATTCCATTCTTAATGCGAAGCACCTGATAGGAGAGGGCCATCACCGTGAGCTCCTGATTCGCTGGTCGCGCCGT